GATTCATTCGTCACACCTGGCACGCTGGCCTCCACCTACTGGGCATCGCCGAACCTGAACAGCACGATCTCATACTACTCCGATGGCTTGTCTTCGACAGCCGACAGCGGAGCGGATGATCAGTACTGGCATCAGTTCGGAATCACTCAGGGCGGAGCATTCACAGGGCTGCTAAATAATGGCGGCGGAAGCGTGAAGGCTCGAGTGGCGGCCACGAACACCGCACCGAGTGGATCGACATCTGCGCTATTCTCCGGCGTATACTTTCCCGTTCAAAATGTCCCGGAGCTACTCAGCGATCCGCAAGGTCGATACCTTGCCATCGAGTGGAGGTACGAGCCTGGAACAGACTGGCCGCTCGGGATGGGGACTGTCCATCTCACTCGAGACACTAACGAGTTCGGAACCGTCACCCACTTCCCAGCAGCCCAGGGTGTAGCACTGGTGCCGCTGACAGTTGCGGGCGAAGGGTCGAGCCAGGGAACTCTTCCATTCACAGTCGAGCGGACTACGAAAACAAGCCACACATTGCGGGTCCACCGGGCAGATTTCGAGTTCCCGTACACGCACTCGAGGCCGCTCGGTACAGCCGCCCGTCGATCCTACGATGTGAGATGGGTACTCACCGAGGCGGAGCGGGACACGCTCGTGCAGTTCTTCGAGGACAGGGATGGCGGAGAAGAGGCATTTACCTGGACAGCGCCAGGGGATGCAGCCACATCGATCGCCGCCCTGGTCAGCCCGCTCGAGATCGAGATGCTGGCTCCTGGGGCATTCGAGATCCGATGCCAGTTGATGGAGGTTCTCAGTGGTGCGTGACCTTCATCCAGATCTCAAAACAGCGAAGAACGCCATCAACGATGATGAGGCGTGGCTTGTCCTGTTCGAGGTCCACATCACCGACACCGAGGTGTTCCGCCTGGTCAACAATGAACAGGCCATCACCTTCGCCAGCAATGTGTACTCGCCATTCCCTATCGGGTTCGAGCAGATCGAGGAGACCAGCGCCGGAGACCTGCCATACATCAATGTCGTGGTGAGCAATCAGGACCGGATGATCTCGGCCTACCTGGAAAGCCACGGCGGGCTGCTCGACAGGAAAGTGGTCATGCGAATCGTTCACCAGTCGAACCTGGCATCGAGCAGCGCCACCATCGAATCCACCCTGATGATCAGAGAAGTAAGCGCCACCGAGGAGGCCGTCAATTTCCGACTGAGCCATCATCCATTCTTCGAGGTGGACCTTCCACATCAGACATACTACAGGCACCGATGCCGATGGGCATTTGCATCCGGCGAGTGCGGATGGGTCATTGCCACTGGTGGAACCGGATCAGGCACGGCTTGCGATAAGACCCTCGAAGGATCGAACGGCTGCGAAGCCCACAACAACGCCGCCCGGTTCGGCGGCTTCCCTGGAATACCGAGGAGGAGAATCTGATGGCACCTGGATCCTGGGATGACCTGATCGGCAAGCCCTACGAACTCGGCGGAGTCGGCCCGGAATCCTACGATTGTTTCGGCCTGGCGCTCGAGGTGCTGACCCGTCTGGAGTTCCCATTGGATTTCGACATCGCCAGTCAGTGGATGCGGAAGTACACGCCGGGAGATGTTGACCCTAGCATCCTGAGCCAGTACGAATGCCATGTTGAAGATGCACCTCGGAAGCCGGGCGACCTGTTGATCATGCGGAATCCCCATAGCGAGAATCCTCGAGCCACCCATGTGGCTGTACACATCGGCAAGAACATCATCATTCAATCCACTCGAGCCATCGGTGTTCATGTATTGCCCTTCCAAAAGGTGTCAGAGGAAACCGTAGAGGTCATCACATGGATCAAATAGAAATCTGCCGCCTCGATTCATTGTTCCCGGTGCGATGGGCTACCCGCCAGACGGAACTGGTGGAGGTTGGCACCACACTCGATCAGATCGCACCGAGCGAGACCGCCGATGGTGCTTCCTGGGCGTGCATCCATAATGGCAAGACCATCCGCCCGGCGGACTGGTCAGCCCATGAAGTTAAAGATGGCAGCCAGGCGATCTTCACTCCGCTCCCTGAGGACTGGGCCACGATCGGGACATGGTTCCTGAAAGCCCTAAAGTGGATCGCCATCTCATTAGGCACCAACTATGTCGCCAGCAAGATCCTCGGCGTGCCCGAGGTCCAAGCATTCGAGAGTCCATCATCGAGCACTTATACATTCCAGAATTTACAGCAGACTGCCGCCGCAGGACTACCCATCAAGATCGCATACGGCACGCATCCGATCGCTGGGAATGTTCTGGAGATGGACCTGATCGGGAACAACCCGGCATCGTCAGGGAATCCATACGGGTCATCGCTCGACCTGACCATCGGACTATGCGAGGGCGAGATCTCAGCGGTCAACAGCGTAACGATCAATGGGAATGATGCGGCTGGTCTCGCCACTGTTACCAGCAACCTGGGAACAAACACGCAGACAGCCCTGGCGAGTGACGGGACACGCACCACGCAGACGGTGGGCATTGACCTGCCGCCCGGGGGGTTCATCACATCACCCTGGTATGAGATCTCTGGCACATTGTCGCCACAATCAGATGCACAAGTCGGCGCATTGGTCACGGGATCGAATGGCATCACAGGCACAGCGGTGGTCCTCCAGGGGAGTTGGTCAGGCGAGTGGATTCGTGTTCACTCGGTATCGGCGTTCTCGAATATGGATGAGGTTCTGACGAGTGGAACCATCACCACCAGACACGGAACAGGATCGGCTGTACTGACGATGACGAATTGCACATCGTCCGGGGTAAGCGGTGGAGATGTTGATGGTGCGGAATCACCTGGCGCTCCGATTTCGTACACGACCACCACGGATGTCGACAAGGTGCGGCTCAATGTTCTATTCCCTGAAGGGCTGTACACATCAGGCACCAGCGGCGTGGTCGCTCGCACAGTGACGCTAGGGTACAGATACCGAAACACCAGCGAGGTGGACATCGACGAGAACCCGATCATCGTGTGGAGCGTGACGACTCCAGTGGTCATCACCGCCGAGCAGGTGGGGCCATTCCTTTACAGCATCGATGTCGTCATGACTGCTCCGGGATCACTCACCGACAGGGGCACCTACCTCTTCGAGTTAAACCATGAAAGCGTGGACACCGACATCGACGGATACCGGACACGCCTGGACAGCGTGGTGGAGATCCAGAATCAGGTCTACACCTATCCGAACATGGCAGTCGTGCGATTGCAGATCGACAGCGACAGCAGCATCAACGGCTCGGCGGTTCCCAATGTCATCACGAAGGTGACAGGGCGCAAATTCTCCAAGTGGGATGGGGCGAGCCTGACCACGCCATTCTTCATTGATGCGGCACCTTACGACAACCCGGCCTGGATCGTGTACGACCTACTGACGAACAATCGATACGGCATCGGGAACTGGGTGGAGTCCACTAACATCGATCTACAGTCATTCAAGGACTGGGCCGATTGGTGCGATGAACTGGTGGACGATGGGCAAGGTGGAAGCGAGAAGCGAGCGATCTGGGATGGCGTATTCGACGGCAGCGTGTCGGCCTGGGAAGCCGCCCTGACCGTGTGCGCCACTGCTCGGTCCACGCTCTTCACTGTCGGCGAGTTGATCAAGGTGAAATTCGAGCGGAGCCGGACACCCTCGCAGATGTTCAATATGGGAAACATCATCAGCGGATCCTGGAGCCAGTCATACACGAGCCGCCTCGAGCGACCCACCCGAGTCGATGTGCAGTTCCTGAATGCATCGAACAATTACCAGGTCGATGTGGTCGGAATCGATGACCCGGATGCGGTGGCGGCGCTTCTCCCGCAGCGAGTCATTCGGCTCGAGCTACCAGGGGTGACCAGGGAATCGCAAGCCCTCAGGGAGGCGAGATTCCGAATGAACATCGAGAAACTCGGCGAGGTGGTGACCTTCGATGCAGACATCGATGCGGTGGCTTGCGAGCCTGGCGACCTCGTGCAAATCCAGCACGACATCCCGAGGTGGGGCGAAGGTGGACGGGCCACTGGCGGCGGGGCTTCAGCCATCACCCTGGACAGGGCTGTGGTCCTCGAGGCGGGCACGGACTACACCATCCTGGTTCGCAGCGCTGGGGATGACTCAAGGGAGACCAGGACGGTCTCCAGCGCCGCAGGGGCGTATGCCGCCGGGGCATCGCTGTCCGTGAGTGCGCCCTGGACCGTGCAGCCCGCAGCCGGAGATCTGTACACGCTCGGGCCATACGAAACGCACAGCAAGGAGATCGTGATCTCGACAATCACCACGACCGGAGATCTCAGCCGGAAGATTGAGGGGTTGGTCTACTCGCCGGACATTCACGATGATGGCATCGTGGTGGCGGCCTCGACCTTCGTGGACATTCTCGATCCTGACAGCACGCCGGGGGAAGTCCTGTACCTGACCGCCGTGGAACTTCGCACCGAGGAGATCCAGGCGGCCATCTCCTGGCAGTATCCCGATGACACGGCGATCGGTAGTGCCCTGGTCTGGACTCGAGCGAACTCTGCGGCGAGGTATTCATTGCAGATGACGGTGGCCTGGCCCGCCAGCCAGGTGACATTGCCATTCGCCGCTGGAGTCTCGCAGCAGATCGCAGTGACAGCGGTATCGCCAACTGGCGCACAACTCCAGCCGACATCGACCACGCCGATCACCTTCGTGGCTTCGGGGATGCGAACAAGCCCAGATGCGCCGACAGGCGTGACGCTCACGCAGGACGATGACCTGCTCGAGATATCATGGGACTCGCCGAGCCAGACCGTGGACAGGTTCGAGGTGCGGCGTGGTCTCGACTGGGTGGGGAGCCAGGCGGTGGGAACCACCAATGATCGCAAACTGGTGACAGGGGAATGGTGTCCGACACTTTCGAGCGGGCTGACCGAGAAGTACATGGTGCGAGGGGTCACGAGTGCCGGGAATTTCGGAAGCGTAGCCATCGCCACTGAGGCGAACTCGCTGGCGGCATGGACTGGTGGCACCACTCAGATAAAAGACTTCAGCGCCAGCAACTGGAGCGGCTCCACACCGAGCAACATGACACTGACAGCAGCACGGACATATGAGATAACTACGCCAGGGACACAGGCGAAACTCCAGACCGGAGCATTCGACACGGGGACACTGGCAACCTACCGAATCGGGGCGATCGTCCACGCTCAATTCGAGGACTACACATGGGAATCGTTTCCTTCATCCTGGCAGAGTACGACAGCGGTGGGGAACACCTGGAGCGGATACGCTGATCCGAGTCAGTGGAACACAGCGGTGTCGATCCAGTTTAGTACACGAACAAGTAGTATTGCATCGTGGTCCGCTTGGCGGCCACTGACCGCTCGCAAAGTCGCCACGACCTTCAAGGAGATTCAGGTGATCGTTATCTTCAATCCTAGCAATACCGACCAGATCATTACCTTGACGGAGCTACTGCTGGTGGTCGAAGGCTAATGGCTTACTCACCCGTCATCAGCAGTGACACGCTCGCCGATTCCGTGGCGAAGTTGAACACCGCATTCGATCTACTCCTCGGGATGTCACACGCAGCGACTGCGCCGACTGCACCGGAACCGTGGCAGCCCTGGCTCGACACCACGACCAGCGCCAGCACATTGAAAATCCGGAACGCTGCGAACAGTGGATGGATCCCGATGCACTGGCTCGAGGGTCAGAGCGGCCCGGTTGCCAGCGATGGAACCAACACGGTGAAGATCATCGGCCCGGCGAGCCTGACCGCTTCGTACACATTGACGCTGCCGAACTCCACCGAACTCCCAGGCAGCGGCACTCGATATCTGCTGGTGGATTCAGCGGGCACTGTGACCTTCTCGGCAACTGGCCCGTAGTGATGGAGGATCCACCCTGGGCATCGATCGGGATCGTTGGCGTGTTCGCCCTCCTGCTGGTGCGTGAGGTGTTCGCATTTCTCGGAGGGATGAAGTTGAAAGAAAACGGAAGCAAGGCGGCCTGGCTGATCGAGTCAACGAAGGCCATCACGCAGTTGGAAAATGAGATGCGGAAGTTGAATCATTCGATCAACAACCTATCCCAGGTACTGGGCAACCTGACGCACGAGGTCAAGGCGACCAGGGCAGAGGTGAAGGAGTGCCGCAAGGACATCGAAGAATTGAAAGGTAGGCTGTGATGCGTGGATTGATTTTGATCGTTGTGCTGCTCGCTGCGGTCTCCGGCTGCGCCTTCTGGGATGGCTTCACCCGTGCAATCTCCGATGATGCGAACCTGGAAGCCGCTGGCGAATATACTGGTGCAGTAGTTCGAGATTCGGTTCCACTACTCCCGTCACCGTGGCGGGAAATCATTGTCGGATGTCTCGCAGGGATCACCGGATGGGTGGCAAGTGCGAAGAAGAGAAAGGTGCGCTAAATGCAGTTTCTAAAGGATTTCCTGGTGTCGAGGAAAGCGCAAGCATTGTTGCTACTCGTAGGAATCGTATTGTTCGGTGAATCGGTCGGCCTGACTTCAGGCCAAGTCGATCTGAGTGCCAACGGCATCATGGCTTACATCCTGGGACGAGCGATCCATGATAATGGACTTGCGAAAATCTCCGGATAATAGCAGAACAGGCGAGCGAAAAAATAGCCCGGAGGCCCACCGATGTGGATCCCTCCAGGCCGACACAAAAGGCTAAGATAGAAACCAGACGGCCAGCCATACGGTGAACCAGACGGCTAGCACGCCAGCGAGGGCGATCTCCTGGACAGTGGGGCGATTGGTTGCCATGTCTACCTCCCCACCGTGACTACATCGACATCGCCGCTCGGGAAACGATCCCCGTAGGCATCCAAGAAAGTATCGACCCCCCACTCGACTGGCCAGTCGGAATCACCGTCTGGCGAGGACCATCGCCGACCCTTCTGCACACAGGTATCATTGAAGATTACGATGTTGCGAGGAGTGTCGTTCTCCTCTGTCGCCTCATCGATTGATACCCGCCTCTGGCTTATCATTTCCTTCCTCCGCTTCTTCGCTCTCGACCAGTCGGACCTACTCATTTTCATCCTCCACTCGCTCCATGATTGTTTGCACGAGGCCAACGAGCGCCCTCGCCATTTCATTCTTCCAGCCACCACGCAGAACCTCAGCGTGTAGGGTGACGATCAGGCATTCCACCAGGAAGTCGATCGCCAGGGATTCGATCAGGCACAGGGCCGATTCTACCTCCGCAACCCATGGCGCTCGAGGCGGCGGGGTGCCACAAAATAGGCGCTCGAGATCAGCGAGCCGCTCATCATCTGCGAAGGTCTCGAGAACCCCGAGGCGGGCGCTGCCGATCACGGCCTCCGCAACTTCGCAGCCGTCGAGGTATCGGCGCACCAGACAGGTCGCCAGCAGCCGCTGCTGGTCCAGGCGCAGGGAGCGGATCATTCGTCTTCCTCGCTGACCATTTGCGGTGTCGGATTGATGACTCCATCCACTGGCTCGCCATCGACGACTTCGATCCACTCGCCGCCGAGCGGCATCTCTGGGAGTTCATCACGCTGCTGGGCGGTGTAGGCGGTCGCTTGATCGATCGAGGTCCAGCCGAGTGGTGCGGCTTCAGACCAGCAAGAGGGCGAAGTGTCAGGGCGACCACCGCAGCGGCGAATGTACCAGGGCGGGCAACCGTCGAGCCTGGCGTAATCGCTGGTCAGTTGCCACCGCTCGAGCGACTCCTCGCCGAGTTCCTCGATCAGGTCGGCCCATGCCACATTCCTGCGAACCTCCCGCTCGTGGTCTCGGTACGCTCCTCGGTTGGCTTCCGAGTGGCGATGGTGATCTGCGAATGAATACTCCACCGAGATCCGTCTTTCCCAATCTCCCTCGATCACCC